AAAAAAGAGGCTATCGATTTGTAATTCAAGCTGGACTGTCTAACGAGCAGTTTGAAGCAGCCTGGCGATATGCCATCGAGTGGAAGGAAAAGGTTGAGAGGAATAACTGCTCTTGGAAAGACCAAACCAGTGGTGGCTACAATTCCGTCTTGAAGCGTCATGCCTATGGTAAAGTGATAGAGTCGACACCTGAGAATCTCATCTTTCGTCGAGTCGTTTCAAGTCGTAGAGTGTTTGGGATTGTTAAGGAATCCGAGGTTGCACAGAAAGGCATGGGCCCGCACGAGGATATCAAATGTCCTTGCCCAGAGTGTAAAAATGCTTACAAGTGGGGCTGGGCCAATGGAAAACCAACGATGTATACACTCTATGAGTTCGGCGAAACGAAAGGCTGATGCAAAAAGAGACCACACAAGAAGTCCTTAGATCCAAGGATGAAGGTGCTATAATGGGTCTTCTGAATGCGATGTGTGTTACTATCGCACGTGACATAGATGTTTTCATACATGCTCAGGCAAGGTATAAGAAGATTCGAGGCATTGAAGAAGCTTATTTGACAGAACGAATTGATAGCATGCAAGAAGTGCTGTTGCTTCTTGCGCTCACAAAAGCCAACATTGGCATCATTACCAAAAGCCCGCTATGATTAATTTAAGCCTTGCGGACTTCTATGCATTTGTTAGTCAAGTGGGTAGGCTAGTAAAAGTTGAGGGACAATGATAAGCGACAGAACAAATGTAGTAATATTCTCTTGTAACCGAGCTTGCCAGGTTCATGCGTGCTTGCAATCCTTTTACAAACACTTTAAGAGTGAAGAAGAGCCAACTGTAACAATTATTTGGAAGGCTACCAGTGAGGTGTTTCGCAAGGGCTACGAAAAAGTTCAGTCTCACTTCCCTGAGTCTGAATACCTTATCTGGGATGAGGAGGTCAACTTCCGTTCTCAAACAATAAAAGGGGTACGTGGTTTTCCCTGGGCACCATCACAATTTACCATGTTTTTGGTTGATGACATAATCTTTGTAAATGATGTCTCTACAAGCGACAAACAGTTTGATTTGATTCGCAACAATGTCCTGATGCTGGGACTTAGTTTGCGGCTTCACGATGGTGTAACACGCTGCTACGCAACTAATGAAGATACGAAAGTACCCAAGTTTGTCAAAGGCTGCGTCTGGTCTTGGGTGGGCTGTCAGGGTGACTGGGGTTACCCGATGTCGGTTGATGGCAACATATTCAACACCGAGTTTATCAATAGCCTGGTTGAAACGACCGAGTACAACAACCCCAATACTTTCGAGGCAGCTTTGGACATGGCAAGCAAACGACCTGACACTCCAGACTACCTAAGTTGCTATCCAGAAGGGCCACGACTTATTAACATCCCAGCTAACCGTGTACAAAGCCAGTATAAAAACAGATTTGCTAAAGGATTTACACCTGAAGAACTCAATGAAAAGTACCTTGAAGGTAAGTTGATTGATATTGACAGTTACAAAGGCGTGAAGCCTAGTACAGTGCACGTGCCTGTCGAAATCAAATTTGTAAACAGCAGCAAAAAAGGGAAAAGTTAACATGTTCATCTCCATGGAAGAGTGTATCAAGGCCAATGTTGATAGGCCGTTCAAGGGTGTGGTCCACTTTGGAGCATACCATGGTGAGGAAGCAGAGGCATACGCTCAAGCTGGTGTAAAGAACGTCTTGTGGATCGAGGCGAACAAAGAAATGATGAAACCCTTGTATGATAAGACACACAAAGTACCCATCAATTCCCTGTATTTTTGTACTGTTATTTCTGACGTAAAGGATGAAATGGTTGAGTTCAACATTGCCAACGATGGAAAGTCGTCTTCACTATTAGAACTTGGTACACACGCAACAGCATATCCAGACGTTCGGTACGTAGAAGCTCAGGCTGTCAAAACAAAAACCTTCGATAGCCTGGTCCGAGAAAACATCGCACAGATTGACCTGGATCTTTATGACTTTATCAATATTGATGTTCAAGGAGCCGAGTTGAAAGTCCTCAAGGGGTTTGGTTCGTTATTTGAACGCTTTGATTTTAGAGCGATCTATACTAAGGTGAACTTCGAGGAAGTTTACAAAGACTGCTGTCTCATTGAAGAACTAGATGACTTTCTTCTAGAGTACAATTTCACACGTCTGCTTACAGCTGCGCCTGAGCGCACTTGGGGTGATGCCCTATATCTCAGAGGTACATAATGTCAATCAACGAAGCTCGAAAAATTATCGCATTGCACCTTGAAGAGAGAAGTGCAATCAACGTCCGTCATTTAGAAACATTGCTCGGCCTAGGCCCTAAGATAATTCGAAACTTTAGGAACCTATAATGATTCTAGAATTTGGTAATCGATGACAAAAAATGCAATGAGGATAAAAATAGCTGGTTACCTACACGCTGTTGAACCAGAAACCATGAGGTGCTTTCGTAGAGCAGCCCAGAATATTGACAAGTTGATTGACCAAAAAATTCTTTGGTCGTTGATAGAAAGTAAGCTTGGTTTTGAAGATAGGTGACATTCGAAAGATTATTGCCAAGTACCTAGTTGAACTCAAAATACGTGACATCTATTTACAGACCCGAAAGGGATATTCTTATTTAAGTACAGGTTACGTGTACGCACCCTATGTGCCACTTATGGTGTCACCAATCATGGTATTTCCAATACTTGTGAGTTCGACAAAGGCAAAGCCAGATGCTCCAATGACAGTCGGAGAAGCCAGGAGGCTCATTGCTGCGGTCATGGAGTATCGTGATTCAAACGCACAGTTCACAAAGGGCGTACACCTGAAAAACCAGTACACTCAGAAGACTCTGTAACCTGAGTTTTATGGCAAGATTGTCATTTGTTGAGGTGAATAAATGAGTGTTGAGAAAAATAGGTCAGACATACATATGATTTGCCCACAACAATGTAACAAGGAGTTAAATTAATGTCCGAAGGCCAACAACAACCGATGACTGAAGATGAGAGGCGTGAACTACGCAACTCTGTGTTCGCCGCCAAACAGGCGGCAGAGGATGCTAGTGGGGGCGAATTGCAACCACTTAGCAGGCAGGAGTATGCCAAACAAGAGCTTGGCCTCGATATCCCTGTTGACGCTGTACCACTGCCTTCAGCAGGTCGTATATACGAAGCAGGTCACGCTCTGCACGCCAAAACTCGTGTCGAGTTCCGAGCAATGACTGCACGGGAAGAAGATATTCTTATGAGCCGTGCTTACATCAAAAAGGGCACGGTTATTACTGAGCTGATCAAGTCTTGTCTTCTGGATAAGTCTGTCAATGTAAATGAGATGATTTCTGGTGACCGAAATGCACTCATGGTTGCAATCCGAGTCTCGGGCTATGGCCGTGAGTACAACCCTGTATTCAACTGCCCGTCTTGCAGCGTACAAAATGAACTACAGGTTGACCTTGCGTCCCTCGACATCAAGCCATTAAAACTTACTCCTGGTAACGACTTTGCCAACCTTTTCTACTTCGACCTTCCAATGACCAAAAGGCGTATAGGATTCAGGTTCCTCACGGGTGAAGAAGAGGAAAAGATCCTTCAGGCACTTGAAGTCAAAAAGAAGAAGGGCATCCAGAACGAAAACCTAATCACGACAAGGCTCCTATCTTCCATCGTCGAGATTGATGGCGTGACCGACAGAGGTCAGATTTCCAAATTTGTGCAGTATATGCCTGCACGTGACTCTCTTGCTCTCCGACAATACATCGATGAGAATGAACCAGGTGTGGACATGACCGTAGAATTCATGTGCCAGAATTGTGACCATGTGGCAGACATTGCTCTTCCCATGGGCCCCACGTTTTTTTGGCCTAACGCCAGAACATAGAGAGTTAGTTTTCCTTGAACCCTTCTTCTTGCTTGGGTACTACTTTGGACTAGATTTCAGGACATACTACAACATGCCTGTGCGGTACCGACGTTGGCTCATCGAAAGAATTGACAAGGAAATCCGTAAAGCTGTTGAAGTTAACAAGGGTGGTGGTTCACAGGTTCCTTCAAAGGGGGCTCACCATAACACACCCGATGTCCGAGCCATGTCTGGTAAACAAAGAGCAGTTGTGCCAAGTAAACTTCGAAGATTTACGTAGGCCATACAAAATGAGACCTCAAAATTACACTGATTCTACAGGCAGGAGTCGAGGTTGGGCCAAGGCAATATGAATGATTGCGACGAACTAAAGTTGACGGTGAAAGGCTTCCGTAAGCTGATTGCCAGATACAAGTCTAGTCGCACCTTCCCATTCTCCAGACGAATCTTCCCAAGTAATTTTGTCAACGAGATGGTATCAGTCCAACCGATGACGTTACCATCTGATCTATTGTTTTTCCTGGATTACACTTACAGCAGTGGAAGTTCGGATAGAGTTGTTACCAGGCCAGATTCAGGTGAAGAAGATTCCTGATATTCGTGACACTACTTACGAATGTTATGCCAGACGGTAAAAAAGAATCACCACTTACGCTAGATAAAATAGCCTCTATAACCAAAACCTGGTTACCAATTGTAGTAACTTTAGGCACAATAGTAGTCGGGTATTTTGTGTTTAAGGCTGAGACACGTTACCAAATTGAACTCCAGACGAGGGAGACAACGAGCCTAAGGCAACAGATCCTAAGTCTCAGAGAAGATGTGAATGAGAACCGTCGTGACTGGCAATCAGCCACTGATACACGACTTACTGAATTGGAACACACAAGCCTTAGAACTGTAATTCGTGTTAAGATCCTAGAAGGACAACCAATAGACGACTAAAGTAGGTTTAGTTGGTCCAGGCCAGCATAGGCGCAATCAGTTCCCCTGATACCTCCTTTTTTGATCTCTTCACGGAACCTTTCCATTGGCCATTTGATGACCTTTAGGAATTCATTCTCGTCCAGGTTCAAGCGGCTAACACGTTCACAACCATCAGCGACAAACATATATCGAAATCCTGTTGAGTAAGGGCTGTATGGAACCTTTCCAAGGAAAGTCATGGTTCCGCTTTGGAATCCAGTTTCTTCTATAAGTTCCCTAACGGCCGCTTCTTTTGGATCTTCGCCAGGCTCCAAACCGCCGCCTGGAAGCTCTACACAGTCCTTCTCAAGGCCAGGACGGAACTGTTTCACAGTGAGCACCATACCATCTTCACAGATAGCTAGTATTTGGACTGAATCGTTGTTATCATCAACAAAGAAGTTTTCGAGGACCCCGCTAGGGAGTCGGTATGTTTTGATTAGGACATCCTTGTCATAACCTGAGATCTCATCTTTGATCTTCACATGCTTTTCGCCAACTTTTTTATGACAACCCATCTAACGGTCTTCCAGTTATCGACATTAGAAATGCCATTTGTTGTAAATAGCGTGTCGAATTGCATTTCAAGTAGATTCAAGCCATGCTACACTCACCCAGAGAAAGGCAGGAAGAGAATGGGCAAGTTCGAAGATTTAGGAAAAACAGTAGGAGCGCTTGTTGACGAGAAAGACAAGGCTTACGGGAGT